GTCCTGTTTTATCCGGTGACAAGACAGCTCTTGCTTCTCCATCCGCATTTGACAGAATCAATGTTCGCCGTCTCTTCCTCAATATTGAGAAAAGAGCAAGACAACTTGCAGAAGGCGTGCTCTTTGAGCAGAACGATGGAATTACTCGTGCATCTTTCGCTGGTGCATTGGGTAGTTACATGAGCGAGATTCAGGCACGTAGAGGTCTTACTGATTATCTAGTTGTTTGTAATGAAACAAACAATACTCCTGAAGTCATTGATAGAAATGAGTTTGTTGCTGAAATTTTTGTTAAACCAACCCGCTCTATCAATTATGTCACAGTTACTGTAACGGCAACGAAGACTGGCGTCTCCTTTGCTGAAGTAGTAGGTCGCTGATAATTAATAATAGAGAAAATAAACGAGGTACTAACAAATGGCATCTAACAACGTAAGTAACTTTTTATCGGTAATTGGACAGGGCGTAAAGCCCAATATGTTCAATGTCAATATTGAGTTCCCAACTGCTCTCTCAGCAGCTATTGATATTACTGGCGATGATATTGTCGCTAGCGCACTTGGCGCTGGTGGTAAAACTGATAACGGCAGTGTTGAATTAACTTCAATTCTTTGCAAGTCTGCTGCACTTCCAGGTTCTAACCTAGGTGTAATTGAAGTTCCTTTCCGTGGAAGAACAGTCAAGATCGCAGGTGATCGCACCTTTGATACTTGGACTGCAACCTTCTTCAATGATAAGAACTTCAAGATCCGTGCTCTCTTTGAGGCATGGGCAAACTTGATTAACACTCATGAAGGTAACACTTCTGAATTGTTCCTTCCAAATCAAGCAGAAGGATATATGGCAAATCTATATGTCAGTCAACTTGAAAAGGATCAAAAAGATGGTGGTTCTTCTTTGAGAACTTATAAACTACATCATTGTTTCCCGACTAACGTATCTGCAATTGATCTTGCTTATGATAGCAATGATCAGATTGAAGAGTTTAGTGTTGAATGGCAGTATTCATTCTTCACTGCAGCTAAGTCTATGGACGGATCTCCAACTCCAGCTTCTGCACGTCAGGGTGTGGCAGATGGTATCATTAAGTGATCTACTAAATAGTTGAACGCTCAACTATTTGTATTTTAATCATGAGTCAGTTATTTGGCTTCCAGATTAACAGAAAGGAGGGGCAGAGGGGTCAATCCCCTGTCCCTCCTTCTGCTGATGAACCTATCTCCGTTGCTGCTGGTGGGTATTATGGAACGTATGTAGATACGGACAATCAAGCTCGTAATGAGTTTGAGATGATTCGTCGTTATCGTGATATGGCACTACACCCAGAAGTGGATAGTGCAGTTGACGAAGTGGTAAATGAATTTATCGTGAGTGATGCTCATGATACTCCCGTAGAAGTTAATCTAGATGGTCTAGATGCTGGCATGGGAATTAAGAAAAAAATTCGTGATGAGTTTGAGTATATCAAACGTTTATTGAATTTTGACAATCGTGCTCATGAACTTGTCAGAGCTTGGTATATTGATGGAAGATTATTTTATCATAAGGTCATTGACCTAGACAACCCAAAGAAAGGTATTACAGAACTTCGTTACATTGATCCAATGAAGATCAAGAAAGTTCGTCAGAAAATTGACAATACCCCGAAAGATTCTCTAGCACGCCAAGCTATTAAGGGCACTGCTCTTGAGTATGAATACGGAACATTTATTGATTACTATTTGTATAATCCAAAAGGATTTTATAAAGGTGGAACTCTTGGACCAATTGGAGACATGTCATTGTCCCAAGGTGTAAAGATGGCAGTAGATTCTATTACATTCTGTCCTTCTGGACTACAAGATCTCAATAAAAGAATGGTTCTTGGTTTCCTCCATAAGGCAATCAAGTCTCTCAATCAACTTAGAATGATTGAAGATTCTCTTGTTATCTATAGATTATCACGCGCACCCGAACGTAGAATTTTCTACATTGATGTTGGCAATCTACCCAAGGTAAAAGCAGAACAATACTTGCGCGATGTTATGAGTCGCTATCGTAATAAGCAAGTGTATGACGCAAACACTGGTGAGATGCGTGATGACAAAAAGCATATGAGTATGCTTGAGGATTTCTGGTTGCCTCGTAGAGAGGGTGGACGTGGTACTGAAATTACTACGCTGCCTGGAGGACAGAACCTTGGGGAACTTAAGGATGTTGAGTATTTTAAAAAGAAACTTTATAACTCTCTCAATCTTCCTCCTTCCCGTCTCACAGACGATAACAAAGGATTCAATCTCGGTAAGACCACTGAAGTCCTCCGTGACGAACTTAAGTTCACGAAGTTCATTGGTCGTCTCCGTAAAAGATTCGCTGAAATGTTCCAAGATATGCTCAAGACCCAGCTTATCCTCAAAGGAGTAATTGCTCCAGAGGATTGGGAGGACATGAAGGAGCATATTCAGTATGACTTCTTGTTTGATAATCACTTCAATGAATTAAAAGAAATTGAAATGATGAACCAAAGAATGATGACTGTGACTCAGATGGATCCTTTTGTTGGAAAGTATTTCTCTGTAGATTACATCCGTAAAAATATTCTTGGGCAAACTAACAAAGATATGCGTGAGATTGATAAGGAAATGAAGGCAGAAATTTCTTCTGGTCTTGCAATTGATCCTGCAGAAACAAATGCAATGGATCAGCTTACTCAAGCAAACACTGCACTTGCTCCTGAAATTCAAGCAATGCAAGCAGATGATGCTGCAGAAAGAGATGCAGTTTCAGCAGATGCTGCGCTTGAAAGAGATATGAAAAAAGCAAAATCCGCGCCTTCAAAACCTAGCGGTGATAAATAAATTATAATGAATTCTTATTATGCCAGAACACACTGAAGTTAATCCGCATCAAGGTGAAGTAAATATCGTCAATCAAATTGCCGATAATGATCGCGCTGGTGCTATTGATGCAATCCACGATATGTTATTTGCTAAAGCATCTGATGCTATGGCAGATTATAAAAAAGTGGTAGCGAATACATTCTTTGATGAACCAACCGAAACGGAAACTACCGATGAAACTGATAACGGAAACGATTGAAAACGTTAAACTCCTTACTGAGGAGAAAGACGGCAAGAAGCTTCTTTATATTGAAGGAGTATTTTTACAATCGGAACTTAAGAACCGCAACGGTCGTATGTATCCTTTTAGTGTCCTTGAGCGTGAAGTTCAAAGATACAATGAAGAGTATGTACAGTCCAAGCGAGCTCTAGGTGAACTCGGTCATCCCGATGGTCCTACTATCAATCTTGATAGAGTATCACATAGAATCATTTCCCTAAAAGCAGAAGGCAATAACTTCATTGGAAAGGCACAGATCCTTGATACACCAATGGGAAACATTGCTAAGAACCTTTTGGGAGAGGGTGTTCAATTAGGAGTATCTTCCCGTGGTATGGGAAGTATTCAAAAAGTAGAAGACTGCAACGTTGTTGCGGATGACTTCATGCTTACAACTGCTGCAGATATCGTAGCAGATCCTTCTGCTCCTGATGCATTTGTAAATGGCATCATGGAAGGAAAAGAATGGGTATGGGACAACGGTCTCCTAAAGGAGAGAGAAGTTGCTAAATACCAACGTTATATTGAAACAGCATCACGCTATCAGTTAGAAGAGAGAACGCTCAAAGCATTTGGGCATTTTCTCGGAAAACTTTAATATAATAAATAAACTATAGATTAATAATACGGAAATTACGAGGTAAACTCAAATGTCAGATATGCTAAACGAAAAGTTTGAGGGGTTCGTTACCGAGCAAAAGGTGATTGTAGAAGCTGGCGATCCTATGCCAACTGTTTCTGCTAATATTATTCCTGGCACTGGTAGTGAGCCTTCTCAGGTCTCTGACGCACAGACTGGTTCTGGCGGCAAGGATCCTGCACCTAAGGTAGAACCTTCTGCCGCATACGGTCAGTCTGCACCTGCAGATCTTGGCGGTACATCTACTGCTCCAAATGAGCACGATGATGATGGAGAAGAGAATCCTGGAGCTAAAGCAGCTGCACCAGTATCACAAGTATCTGGTGACCCTCAACAGCGTGCTGGCGATTCTCCAGATTCAGCTCCTTCCGTAGGTGCTGAAGTAGCATACGGCACTAAGATGGGTGGCGCTGTCACCTATCCAATCAAACCTTCCATGGAAAGCATTGATGTCTCTGCTGACGTTGCTGCTCTTGTAGAAGGTACAGAACTCTCGGAAGAGTTCGCTGAAAAAGCAAAGACCATTTTTGAGGCTGCTGTTAAAGCGAAAATTTCCGAAGAGTATGACAGACTTGTAGAGCACTTTGCTGCTGAGTTTGACAAGCATTTCGTTGAATCTAAGAGCGAGATGGCAGAAGAAGTCAACGGCACTGTAAACTACGCCATCGGTCAATGGATGGAGCAAAACCAAGTTGCTGTTGACCGTGGAATCAGAAATGAGATTACTGAAGACTTCATTGCAGGTTTGAAGGGTCTCTTTGAAGAGCACTATATCGCTATCCCCGAAGACAAAGTTAACGTGGTAGAAGGTATGGCTGAATCAATTCGTGAGATGGAAACACGCCTTGACGAACAGGTCAAAGCAAACGTGAAATTACAAAATCGTCTTAATGAGTCTGCTAAACTCAATATTCTTTCCACCGTGTCAGAAGGACTAGCAGATACTCAGAAAGAAAAACTCGCAGCTCTCGCAGAGGGTCTAGAGTTTGTTTCAGAGGAGTCGTTCTCTAAGAAGGTTACTACCATCAAGGAGTCCTATTTCAAAGAAGCAGCAGCACCCGTAAGCGAGGTTGCTGATGAAACTCCAGTTGAAGGAGCAGGCGAAGAGGTAACACCAGCAATGGCGCAATACCTTACCGCACTCAATCGCTGGCAATAATAATAACCCCCACATTTTTCAAACAAGAGCAAACAAATGTTTAATTCAAAAGCTCTAACTGAAAAGTGGTCACCTGTTCTAGGTCATGAAGGCTCTGTTGCCATCAAAGACAATTATAGAAAGGCTGTTACCGCTGTTCTTTTAGAAAACACAGAATCACAACTACGCGAAGAGCGTGGTATGATCAACGAAGCATCTAACACTGTTGGTGCTATCGGAACAAACGCACTATCTGGTAGTGGTTTAGGAACTCAAACTGGTGGACTTGCTGGATTTGATCCAGTAATGATCAGCCTCATCCGTCGTGCAATGCCTAACTTGGTTGCATACGACATCTGTGGCGTTCAACCCATGAGCGGTCCTACTGGACTTATCTTCGCAATGAAGAGCCACTATCAAGAGAATGGCGCTGCACTACGCGCTGGTTCAGAAGCACTCTACAACGAGCCTGACACCAACTTCTCTGGCAACTCACAGGGTCCTGCAGCATACAACGACCCCGCTTCTCCCCTTGGAGACGGTGGTACTACCGATGCTAACCCTGGTCTCCTTAACGACGCCACAGGCGGCGGTACAACTGCTGCTAACTACGAGCGCCAAGCAGGCAACATTGCTCGCGAAGATGCAGAAACACTTGGATCGGGTTCAACCCTATTCAACGAAATGAGCTTCAGCATTGAGAAGACCTCTGTTACTGCAAAGACCAGAGCTCTCAAAGCAGAATACACTCTAGAATTGGCACAAGACCTTAAGGCTATTCACGGTCTTGATGCTGAGCAAGAACTTGCTAACCTATTGTCTAGCGAGATCCTTGCAGAAATCAACCGCGAAGTCGTTCGTACTGTCTACACCGTCGCTAAGTCTGGTGCTCAGAACAACGTTGCTAACGCTGGTGTATTTGACCTTGACGTTGACAGCAACGGTCGCTGGTCAGTTGAGAAATTCAAGGGACTTATGTTCCAGATTGAAAGAGATGCTAACGCTATCGCGCAGCAAACTCGTAGAGGAAAGGGCAACTTCATCATCACTTCTGCTGATGTAGCTTCCGCTCTTGCCATGTCTGGTACACTAGACTATTCCTCAGGTCTAACTGGTGCTGGTGGTCCTTCCATCGGTGAAGTTGATGACACGGGTAACCTCCTAGTCGGAACCATGAACGGTCGCATTAAGGTCTTCGTTGATCCTTACTCTGCTAACGTTTCCAACACCCACTACTACGTAGTTGGTTATAAAGGTTCTTCACCTTATGACAGTGGACTATTCTACTGCCCATACGTTCCCCTCCAAATGCTCAGAAGCATTGACCCTAGCACCTTCCAGCCCAAGATTGGCTTCAAGACACGCTACGGTATGGTCGCTAACCCATTCGTTGTACAGAGCAACGGCACACCTGATGCCGAAGCACTTACAGCAGGTCGTAACCAGTATTACAGACGTGTTCGCGTTGCGAACCTCACCTGATATCGGTTATTACGAAATCAACACAGGGACCCTGCGGGGTCCCTTTTTTTGTGCTTAAATAGAAGTAGTAATTCTTTATCGTTATGCCTCGTGGTAGCCTACACAAAACAGATATGCTTGCAAAAGTGTATAAATTAAAAACTGAACTGTATGATAAAGAAACAAATCCTAGTATGACAGGTCAGTGGTATGATGGAGCTCATAATTCGCTAGATAAGATATTAGATATTATAAACGAATACAGTCAATGAATCCATCATTAGTATTATTGTTTTGTTTGTCGCCATTGGCAATAGTTTTTATTGTAATGAAACTTGCTGTCTGGATATCAGAAGCAACATCATATCGTGCTAAGACAGAAGAACTAAAAAATATGCAACACGGTCCATATGAAATTTGGGATTATGAAGATGAAAACACAGACAACTGGTGAAGATAAACCTACATGGGAAGACGTAACTGACTCACAAAAAGACTGGGAAGACTTCTGGTATAACGAGGATAAATAGTATCAGCTTGGGAAGTTGACATGTCTGCTGAATGGTATAAGGAACAACCTACGAATAGGAATTTCCTGAACCCTATTGGTTATATCCTAAAATTAGAAAAATTTGAAGGAGTAGATTTCTTTTGTCAGACAGCAAATGTCCCCGACGTTAACATGCCAGTTGCAGAAGTGGCAAGTCAGTTTAGAAATTTGCCTGTCTATCCTGGTGGTGGTGTAACGTTCGGGGATTTTTCTGTGCGTTTTATTGTTGACGAAGATCTCAGAAATTATTATTCTATTCACTCTTGGATGCGTGATGTTGGTAACGCTGATCAAATGGAACGTACTATTGAAGAAGATGATATTTACACACTTGGTCAATTACACATTGTCACAAGTGCATACAACCCAGCTTTCGTTGTAGATTTCCAAAATCTTTTTCCTGTAGCACTAACGAGCCTACAGTTTGATGCTACAATTACTGATGTAGAATACATCACTGCTGAAGTTACATTTAAACATCAACAATTTTTTATTCGTGATAAAAACTTACAACCTCTATGAATTTTGAAACCCTTCGTAATAAATTTGACAAACTAAGAGAAGACTGGACAGAAGATTCTGCAGTTGACTTTCAATTCAAGAACAAACAGTATACCACAGATCTGGGACAGCTCGCATTATCCATCCCTTTCCAACACAATAAATACTTAAACCATTACACTGACATTCAGCAGATCAAGACTTCGCTGGAATTTGAGACCCGCAAACTGGTAAAGAATAAACGTGAGTATTACTCTGGCGAAGCAGACGCTAAGACATACGCCGCTAAACCATTCGGATCAAGCATAAAGACTTCAGAGAAAATGAGAACTTACCTTGAGGCTGATGAAGAGATCATCAACCTTGAGGCAAAGATCAAATACTTAGACCAGATGCTTTACTGGTTAGATCAAGTCATGCGTCAAATTTCTAATAGAGGTTTCCAGGTCAAGAGTGCCATTGAGTGGGAGAAATTCGTTAATGGACAATGATGACCACCCTCAGTATTAAAAAGAAAAACGAAGTATACGTTACCATTCAATCTGCTGAGCCACATGTACATCAGGAGCTCTCAGATTACTTTTCGTTTGAAGTGCCTGAAGCAAAGTTCCTGAAGAAGAACCCCAGATACAAATACTGGGATGGAACTATTCGTCTGTACTCTCCT